GCGGGTGAAAACACGGCATTTATAGACGCCAACCACCCCGCATGGGGTTGGCCCTTACATTGGCCGCTTTAGTCTTTCTAACCATCTTTTTAAAACCGCGTGCGGAACGGTATTTATTCATTGGACGACGCTTCATAAAAACCCCTTTTTTAAAAGAATGGTGTCACCTAGCACAGTTACATCAAGTAGTACCCTGTGCAGCCTCGCCCGAAACGGGCTCGGTAGGTGACAAATCAGCCCCTTCTGGGGCACCAGAAATGAGGCCAAGAGCCTTCATTTCATCCTTATTTGCCTCATCAAGGCAAAAATCAACAAAAGCCGCAGGATCGTTAGCAAACCGCTCACGGACACGAGCCGGGAGAGCGTCAAACGACTCCTGGGCATCCAATACGGCGTTCAACGCCGATTGATAATCACTAATACCGCTGAAATCCCCAAATTGAGGCTGCAGCGGCGAAATAGGCAGCTGGCCAGTCACATTAAAACGCTCAAGAATAGTGTTGATGTCACACTCATCCTTGAACTGCTGTTGAGCCAAACTCGGGTCTTGACAATCAAGCCCAGTCTCAACAGAAACATAGTCAGTATCGTAATTAAACATAGACCGCAACTTAACATCACAATCATCGTAAATAACTTTATTCATATCATCTCCGCCCAATAAGGGCCTTAATAATGTTAACAATAGGCTCAAGCTGCTTAACCTCACGACCTAAATTTGTCAAGCTGCTGAGCGGCCTGTACATCAAACTTAATTAAATCTGTCTCAGCGATCAACTTCTGAATAGTCGCCTTAACCATATCAGTACGCTGAGCCTCTGAATAACCCAAATGCTGATAATAATCAGTCTGACGAGCAACCAAATAAACCATCTCCTTTAATCGCTGGTGTTCGATAGGAATATTCTTAATCTCCTCACGAATCTTGTCAGTGGCAGCATTAACCTGCTGAATCTGAGATTCAGACATCCTCTCAGAAGTCTCAGCCTGCTGCTTAGCAGCCTGAGAACTCTGCATAGCAGAAAAAGACTGAGCAGCCATAAGCCCAGGATTAACAAAACTGGGCATGGCGCCCGGAGGGGTAGAAGCACCACCTAACTTAGTCACCAACATGGGATTTATACCAGCAGCTTCCAAATCCTTAATCTGACGCTGATAACTAGTGTCAGACATATCCGCCTGAAATTCCATCTGCCGCGCGGCCGCTTCCGCGCTGGCGGCGTTCTGGGCCTGACCACCTAAAAAAGACAAACCAGACCCGATAAGAGACGCTATCGGGCTGGTAATCGCCTTAACAATACCGCCTAACATTAGAAATGATCGATCAAGCCGGGCACTGAATACATCGGCATTGGTCGAGCCTGTTTAATATTAAAAAACGCATCAAACAAAAATTGCTTACCGTTTGCTGACGCACCAATAGCAACAACACGATCAACTGGAGGTGTCTCGGAAATAAACGTACTGTTCAAAGTAGGAACAGACGTAAACCGCTGCGCTAAATGCCACGCATCAAGCGTGCCCGCAGCAGTAGACCTAAACAATCCTGTAATCTGACTGGGCTTATAACGATACTCAGCCCAACGCTCCTGATAACCAAAAACATCATTGTCTTGTGAAGTCCCAAGACAATAAATTTCCTTATTAAAAACCGCCTGTTCGCCAAGCGTAGCGAACGCCGGAAAATAAAAATCATATCGAGTCGAACGACTCCACATACGATTTAAACCCTGCTGATAAGTCAAATCAGCACGAACACAAACTAAGCCGAGTAAATACCCATGCTCCGTAGCAGCATAAGTAAATCCATGGTTTGTTGCGAGACCAACGCCATAAGCGGCAAGGTTACCCTGTGGAGTAGTGCCGCCAGTAAGGTTTGTAGCACTGGTCTGGGCAATAGGATTAATGGTGATAGGAGTAGACCCACCACCAAGATACTCAGGACGCTGCAAACGAGCATCAGGGCTAACAACACCAAAATGCGCCCTAATAATTTCAGTGTAACGTGTACCACCACGTGCATCCCTTTCCAAAAGTTTCTGAATCTGAAACGACTGGCGCAGCTGTAGCAGCAGACAAATCAGCATAAAGACCAGAAACACCAGAAGTCACCACACCGATGGACTTATTACCAGCAAGCGTACCACTTGGCACAGAAAAACCAGGGTTAGTGTTATACGCACCAGTGTAAGCAATACCACCTGAACCACCTTGACCTAGACCAAGAGTATTGGTGCCATCAGTAAGACCAAGAGCCTTACCTGTACCATAAACTGGGGCGGTATTACCTATGGGCAAAGAAACACTTTGCCCTTTCTGAGGCCACGGCAACGCACTAGTAAAATAATCATGTCGCTTACCGCGACGACGCAAAACATAATTAGAAGCAGTATCTGGGCCATTGCCCAAATCTACTGTCGCACTGTTTTGCAAATTCTCATCGCGAAACCACTCGTTATAAATAAGGTTATACGCACGCATTGGCAAATTATTGTGCGTGACTGTATTACTGCCAGTAATCTGGCCAGCAGTAGGGATACCCATGTAATCCTGCAACGAATTAACAGCGTAACCACCAGCAGGACTTACACAAGTAGGAATTACAAAATCAATAGAAGAATCAGGGTTCGGCGTACGCTCGCCCATAAACTTCTGCCAATTATCCCAAACAAGTCGATTGGGAACAAAAAAGAAAAACGAATCCAAATGCATGTTATCCATGATTGGAAACAACGGCGTAGCTAACCGAGTAAACGAAGTCATATTCAACTTAATCGTATCGCCCGGCAACACTTCATCAACAAAAATAGGAACCAAATAACCGGCATCAAAAGTAGTTTTATACGCCTTTTGACTATCAAAGGTGGATCGTGGAATATCAGCTCGCGGAATCATCGCAAACTGATGAACATTAACCGACTTATTACGATGCATCATATTGAAAATCTCCAAAAAATTGAGCCCCAATTTCTTACGAAATTGAGGCCCTTGCACTTACTCTCGAACTTTAACCATTCGACCCAAAGCTAACTGCTTGGGTGTATCAAGCAAGACGAAACGACCAGTAGTGTCATCAAACTCGCCTAACTCAAAAAGATCAAAATCTTCTGGGTGTTGATAAATCTGATTATCTTCGGAAGATCTATTCACTTCATCAGTAAAACTCCGAATAGCAACACCGACAGAAGGAAGAAAAAACGGACGACCATAAGCATCAGCCGCCGAATCACGAATTGAACAAATTACCATTTTCATGTTTGTTTCCCTTTCACAAACAACGTTTCAACAATGACAAACGAGCATTAGCAACCTGCTCTTTGTCCCTTAACCTCGCTTCAGAATTATCCTCAAAATTCCTTCTGCGAGACATCTCCCGCTCAAATTCTATCGCTTCAAACTCCTCTGGATTCTCCAGTTTAAACTTCTTATCGTAGAACCTGGGCGGTCGAACCTTGCGACCGTTAACAATCACATAGTCATGTGGATAAACATCAGTCTTATACTTCTCATACCAATTAAAACCAATACCAGGCTTCAAACTCATCTTAGTAAACTCTGGACGACGTTTAACAATCTCACCATCGTCAGTAACGAACTCATAATGAGAATCCGCCATCTGGCCATTAACCTTCTTCATTATGTAACGAGCCACATAAGCAGCTGACTGAAAATTAACGTCACCAATAGAAGCATAACCAAAAGGCCATAAATCTGAAAGCTTTTGTGACGTATAGATAAGGCTACCGCTTGGGGTACGCTTAAAGACCTTCTGGTCATCAAATCGAAAATTAAATATACAAGCATGAAAATGAGGGCGACCAAACTGCTCGCCATACTCACCAGCCATATAAAAACGAATTGTTCGCTTTCCATTTCGCTCCTCTATCCCTTTATAGCGCTTGCGAAACCGCTTCATAAACCGCTGAAAATCATCATAATTCAAAGACCTATCCTCTGGCAAGTGCTCATCGGCATAAGTCAAAGTGATAAACATATTATTGCGATACAAAGACGCCTCATGCATGCAGCGAGTCGCCCATTGGCGAGAACGCTCGAGCCTGCAGCCGACACACTGCCCGCACGGCAGTTGAAGGGATCGAACCACATCGACCCGAGCGCTCTCATGAAAGACC